TACTGATGCATTTGACGCTTGCTATGTGGACTATGAATCGGATCAGTCTATTCCAAGAAAGACTATCGGTGCTCAAAAACTCATTATGGATCTCCTAAAGGAGAGGGCAGAGACAGGTCGTATTTACATTATGAATATTGATCACTGCAATAGTCATTCTTCTTTTAAAGATAAAGTAAGTATGTCTAATCTCTGCCAAGAAATTACTCTTCCAACAGATCCTCTTCAACATATTGATGGCAAAGGAGAAATTGCTCTCTGCATTCTTTCTGCAATCAATGTTGGTAAGGTTAAGTCTGATAATGAATTGGAAGAGTTATGTGATTTATCTGTCCGTGGATTGGAAGAATTGATTGACTATCAGAAGTATCCTATCCTTGCAGCAGAACTTGCTACAAAGGCACGTAGATCCCTTGGAGTAGGGTTTATTGGTCTAGCACATTATCTTGCTAAACTTGGATACTCATATGACTCACAAGAAGCATGGGATGCTGTTCATGGATTGTCTGAGTCGTTCCAATACTTTCTTCTCAAGTCATCTAATGAACTTGCAAAAGAGAAGGGTGCTTGTGAAGGTTTCCCACGAACAAAATATGCAGATGGAATTTTGCCCATAGATACATACAAGCAGGATGTAGACGATATCTGTTCTATTAAATATCAACATGATTGGGAAACTCTTAGGGAATCTATCACTACCCACGGTCTTAGGCACTCAACATTGTCCGCACAGATGCCTTCAGAAAGCAGTTCCGTTGTGTCAAACGCAACCAATGGAATCGAACCACCTCGCGGATACTTGTCCATTAAAAAATCAAAGAAGGGTCCTCTTAAGCAGATTGTTCCCTCATACACTTCTTTAAAGAACAATTATACCCTTCTCTGGGATATGCCTAGCAACACAGGATATATTAATATTGTTGCAGTGATGCAGAAGTTCTTTGATCAAGCGATTAGTGGGAACTGGAGTTATAATCCAGAACATTATCCAGAAAATGAAATTCCAGTATCGGTGATGGCAAATGACTTTTTAACCACATACAAATATGGTTGGAAAACATCATATTATCAGAACACTAATGATTTAAAGTCTGACGAAATTGAAGACAAATCTTCTTTAGAATCTTTAATTGCAGATTTGGAGGATGCGGAAGAAGATTGTGAGAGTTGCAAAATTTAAATACTAATACATATAACACTGGAGAAATTTCAAAAATGCAATACGACTTCGTAGATTCTAATCTTGGTTCTATGGGAACATCCGTAAAAGGTGTGACGGTATTTAATACTGATCAGGTAAATACTAAAAAACAACCAATGTTCTTCGGTAAACCTCTGGGTATTCAGAGGTATGATTCATATAAATATCCAATTTTTGATAAACTAACTACTCAACAACTGGGTTATTTTTGGAGACCAGAAGAAGTTTCGTTGCAGAAAGACCGTGGAGATTATCAGACACTTCGTCCAGAACAAAAGCATATCTATACAAGCAACCTCAAGTATCAGATTATGCTTGACTCCATACAAGGGCGTGGTCCTGGGATGGCTTTTATACCTTATTGCAGTCTACCCGAACTAGAAGCATGTATGGAAGTCTGGGGATTCATGGAAATGATCCATAGTCGTTCATACACATATATCATCAAGAATGTCTATGCAGACCCTTCTGAGATCTTCGATAATATTGTCACCGATCCTCGCATTCTAGAACGTGCCGCAAGCGTTACAGAGTCATATGATGACTTTATCAATAATGCTCATCAGTATGATAATGGCACCATGTGGGAACTTGCTACAGAGGGTCACTATGCTGGTCGATATGATCGTCGTGAGGTAAAGCGTAAACTTTATAGGGCAGTTGCTAACGTTAACATTTTAGAGGGTATTCGATTCTATGTTAGTTTCGCTTGCAGCTTTGCGTTTGGCGAACTTAAACTTATGGAAGGGTCCGCTAAAATTATCTCTCTTATCGCCAGAGATGAGAACCAGCATCTTGCAATCACTCAAAACATTCTGAACAAGTGGAAGAAGGGTGATGATCCTGAAATGAAGCAGATCATGAAAGAGGAAGAAGAATGGACTTATCAAATGTTCGATAGAGCAGTAAATGAGGAGAAGAAGTGGGCGGACTATCTATTTAAAGACGGTAGTATGATTGGTTTGAATGATAAACTTCTTCAGCAGTATGTTGAATGGGTCGCTAATCGCCGTCTTAAGGGAATTGGATTGAATCCAGTATATGATATTGCTGCTAAAAATAATCCTTTACCCTGGACAGAGCATTGGATCTCTTCTAAGGGACTTCAAGTGGCACCTCAAGAAACTGAAGTAGAATCTTATGTTGTTGGTGGAATTAAACAAGATGTTAAAAAAGATACCTTCTCAGGATTCCAACTCTGATTGGAGAATTGAGTATCTAGAAATGATGGGAACCCAACTCAATCCTTTTCAAAAGAGATTGCTTGAGGAGGGTCCTCATAAACTTACAGATGCTTGGGCACTTCAAGCAATGCGATATGATTGGAAGAGAAAAAATAATAAATAATATTATCTAAAAGTATTTTTTCCCGTCATGGATTTTAGAACGCTCAAAGAGGAATATACAAGCATTTATAAGTCTTCCCCTCAAATTTTGTCTGAAGACACTGAAGAATTTGAAGTTATTGATGAAGAATATGAAGCAGAACTAGATGCTTTAGTTGATGAAGATCTCTTGGAAGAAGTTGTACTTGAACTCCTTGATGAAGGTTTGACCGAAGATCAGATTGTTGAAGCATATGTAGAATTAATTGAAGCAAAAGTTACTTCAGGTAGAGGTGGAAGAGTTTCACTTTCTAGTGACCCAGAAGGTCCTAAAGTAACTTCTGGATCTGGAAGTAAAATGGCGGCAGCGAAAAGACTTGCTGGTATGAAGTCTGCTAAGAAGATTGCTAACGCAAAGGCGAGAAAGGAAAAGGTAAAGGGTGCTATTAATACTGTAAAGACTACTGCATCCAATAAAGTTAATAAGGCAAAGTCTAAGGTCGCCATGGGTGCTCTGAAGGCAACGGGAACCAAACTGAAGGGTAAGAAGGGTCAAGATCTATCTTACAATCAGACCATGACTGGTTACAAGTCTGTAAGAGACAAGGCGAAGTCAGCGATTAAAGCAAAGGCAAAGGCAAAAGCAGCAGAAGCAGGAAACAAGGCAAAATCTGCTGCTAAGGCGGCAGGAAGCGCAGCGAAGACTGGTGCAGCAGTTGCTGTAGGTGCAGGTGTAGCAGCAGGTAAGGCAGCGAAGAGTGCTGCAAGTTCTGCTAAGAAGGAAGTCCAGAAGAAGGCAGCATCTGCAGCAGTCTCTGGATATGCTGCTGCAAAATCTGCTAAGGATAAAGTTTCTGACGTTAAGAATAAAGCAAAGCAATCTATTAAAAATAGAATTGCTAATGCAAAGCGCAATGTAAAAGGTGCAGTTGGTAAAGTGGCACGTAACGTTGCTAATAAGGCGGGTGGAGTTGCTACCAGAATGGGTGAAGAGACTAACTATGATTCAATTCTTAAGTATCTCTACCTTGAGTGTCATGCCGAGACTTTGGAAGAGGCAGAGAAGATAATGGTTGACCTTACTCCAGAAGATATCCAAGTGATTTTAGAGGATTGCTAAACTCAATACTTTATTAAGAGACCTCCGAAAGGGGGTCTTTTTTTATCTAAATATGCTAAAGTGGGTAATATAGATGGTAGATTATGAAAATCCTTGGATCTACATGGAACGAGCTTTTGATAGTGATGATGTTGGGGACTACTTTGGTTTTGTTTATAATATTACCAATCTCACAAACCAACGACAGTACATTGGGAGAAAGTATTTTTGGTCCTTCAGAACACCGAAGGGAAAAAAGCGCAAAGTAAAACAAGTATCTGATTGGAAAAAGTATTATGGATCTTGTCCAGAACTTAAAGAAGATGTTGTCAAATTTGGTAAACAGAATTTTAGTAGAACTATCATCAGCCTTCATAAAACGAAGGGCAAAACTAATTTTGAAGAAACCAGACAGCTCTTCGGGAACAATGTCCTCATCGAATCACTTGACGACGGAACCCCTGCCTACTACAATAGCAACATCCTCAGCAGGTACTACCGAAAGGACTATTATGGCAGAGATGACGACTGAAGAAATTGTATCCAAGGTCAACACTTGGGCAATGGATCGGGTTACTGATATCATGACATCATCAGACTCTAGTACTGAGGATATCAAAAATGCTATTGCTATTGCTAGTGAATTTGATGAATGGTTTGATGATGGTGAGCAGGGAGGTGACATTGAAATCATGTCAATTGAGAAGTATTGACACATAAATAATAAAATCCCATTTAATATGGGACCATCCAAAAGAAGTTTCCTGATGCCTATTACTACTTGTGTTATATTTTGTGACTTCTTGTTGGCTACCTACAATTCCGTATGTCTAACTTAACTAGGGATGCTCTAATTAAAACTATCGTTGCAGAAGAGATGAGGATGTGTATGCGTGGATGTGATTATACCAACCAACTTAAAAGTACTTACCGCTATTGGGAGAACTTATCAAGTGAAGATCTCTGCAACAAGTATAATCAGATCCACAATACTAATGTAACTGTGGATTGTTTGCAACCTAAATATTAGAGCGTTGTTCTCTGCACATGGCCGATAATAAGCCCAAAGTAGAGAAGCAAGACGATGATGATAAAAGTGAAGTTCTTGGTAATCTGGTGAAAGTCGTTGTACTTATTTGGTCTGCTTCTTTACTCACATTTTCTTACGTCAGACTTCCAAACGGACAAAAGATTCTTGATTTTGATCCAACTTTTATAGCTTCAGTTTTTTCTGGATCTTTAGCTGCTTTTGGATTGAGTCCTGCTAAAGCTGGTGGGGGTAACTCTTCTACTAAAAAGAAGCAAGATGAACCACCTGTCGTATCTGCTATTGACAAACCCAAATCTTCTTGATACACTCATGATGTCCACATGACTAAGGTTATGAATTTCTTTGTTATTGCCTCCATGTTGGCAGTCTCTGGGAGCTCCATGCCAGGTACTCCCACACCTCCTCCTGTAGAAGCACCAGTAGTTCAGTATGAACCTACTTGGAAGTGTGAAGACTGTACTCCAGAAGAACAGTATGTTCTCTCACAACTTCAGGAGCATACAAAGATCTTTGATCGTAATGCCCTTGCTACACTGATGGGTAACATCAAGCAGGAGAGTAAGTTCATCTCCAACATCTGTGAAGGTGGTGCTCGCGTATCCTACACTGAATGTAAGGTTGGTGGATATGGTTTGATTCAGTGGACTAGTATTGGTCGCTACAAGGGTCTTGGAAACTTCTGTGCTAAATACGTGTGCGATCCCAGTAGTCTGGAAGGTCAGACTCGCTGGATGATTAACGAACCTATCTTCCAACGTGTTCTTCCTATATTTGAAGGGCATGATCAAAGTATTTCTTATTATATGCGACCTGCATATACATGGTTGGGATGGGGTATCAAAGGCAACCGAGAGGTTTATGCTTGGAACTATGCAAAGAAACTTGTATTGTCGTAAGTAGTAGATTAACTTTATAGGAGACTGAACAATGAGCGGAGTACCTACAGACGCACTTAACGATTGGGGTCATAATGATCTTGATGGGTTTGCCAATTATATTGGATCCCCTATTGAACATATTAGGAAACTATCAAAAAAGAATGAAATTGTAATTAGAAAAGAAAATGGTGAAGATGTGGTTGACGAAGAAGAGATTGACTGATATAATTAACACATGACTCAGTAGCTCAGCTGGATAGAGCAACTGCCTTCTAAGCAGTCGGTCGTTGGTTCGAGTCCGACCTGAGTCGCTTAAATAATAAACTATGTTATACCCTTTACCCGATAAAGAATATATTTACCACGTAGTCATGGGAAGATTCTTTACACAAGAAGAAATCAATCCTGCACTTAATTTGCTTAGTCTTAATTACGAATTGATTCGTGATGAGTTTAGGTCTGTTAAAGAAGGATTGGTTTGGACAAATTGGCATGGTAAGAATCAATATACTAGCATAGAGAAAAATCCATACGCAGGTTGGCAAGTTGCTGCTCTTTATGGGGAGTATGACTCTAATGAAGACTACGATCATATTGCCAAAATGGAGAAGGTATATGATCAGGCATGTTATATTGATCCAGAGAAAGAAATTTTATACACGCAAAATGCTGTAAAGATGCCTAACTTGTTTAAGTTGGCATATGAATCTGGTATTTTCAAGAGAGTTGGAATCAGTGTTCTGCATCCTGGCAAATCTATTCCTTGGCATGTTGATAATGATCCAGAACATCCAGACTATGCTGTTATACGGGGTCTATGGGGAATAGATGTTAATCCTCAAAACAATGAAGTATGTACTATATCTTTAGACACTAAAGATAGTGGAGTCTTAACTGAAGATTTTCTTCCTAATAGATATCATTTCTTTTGGGGAAGAACGCCACATATGGTACATAATAATCTTACTACTCCCAGATACTGTTTATGCTTTGATATTGAAGTTAACAGGAATGATCTGCTCTAAATAATATTACTTCGTTTGAAGGTGATGAATCCAGTAATTTTAATCGGTTGCTTTACACCGCTGGTTATTATTTTTTTAGTAATGAAACTCGCGGTGTGGGTATCTGCAGTTAATTCAGAAAACTCTTATGTCGGAAAAGAACCCTTCAGGAAAAGAGGACCCTTTGTGGCAGATGCATATGCGGACGTTGATGAAGAGGAAGAAGAATTTACAGATCGCACAGACTATCGATGAAGCGATTAGCGAGTGGTATTCGCTTCATAACTTACCAGTTCCTGATTGGAAACAAAAAAGAGATCCAGACTGGTGGATCGATTATCTAAAAGAATTGGGTATTGACAAGAACAATCCATAGTGGTATATTATGATCAAGTCAATAAATGAGTATGAATTTGGTAGTCGCAAACCAAATGCAATTAACATTCTTCTTCTCATCAGCGACTTAGAGGGGTCTTATCAAAATCTTAAATATATGGGTTTTGAACAGGACATGAAAGTACTAGAGGAAATAAAAAGTAAGTACTATAAACTCTACTTCAGAACAAAGAAGGAAGAAAAACTCAATCCTCTATAGCTCAGTTGGTAGAGCGCGGAACTGTTAATTCTGTTGTCCCTGGTTCGAGTCCAGGTGGAGGAGTCGGGGTAGGTGTCCGAGTGGTTAATGGAGGTGGACTGTAAATCCACTGGCTCTGCCTACGTTGGTTCAAATCCAACCCTGCCCATACGCTCGAATAGCTCAGCGGTAGAGCACCTCCTTTACACGGAGATTGTCGGGGGTTCGATCCCCTCTTCGAGCATCTATAAAGTAAAGTATTATGAAAATACGTTGTAAAGAGTGCAACACAGAATTGTGTTCCCATGTAATAAAAACAGTGTGTTGTGGGTGTCCTAATATGGCATCTCTTAGGGGAGATGTGATATCCGCAAATGACTTGAGTAAGATTTTAATTATACAATCAAATACTGACAATAAAAAACCAGATCCTATATCTCAAGAAGATAAAGTCTGGCGGGAGAATCGTAGTAAGAGAAAGATTCGTAAGATAAACTTTGAAATTAAATAGGATGCATATCTAAGTCATCTCCTATAATTGCATATTGCATACCATCTTCTTTAACTTCTCCAAATTTAAATACTTTTTTGGACAGAATACTTCTGTGATGCGATCCTTCTTGTTTAGATTCATCAGTGAATCCCATATCAAATTTTATTCCTAAAGGGTGTGAGACAATAATATCTCCTGGTTGAGTATGAATTCCTCCCAACCATTCTCCTTTTAAGATAAGTTTACGAAATTTTTTAAATCCTGAAATTAAAATTCTTCCTCGTTCAGAAGGTGTAAAAAGATTTGGATCTGTAATATAGTCTGCTTCCCACCCCATCTCACCAACTCTTCCTGGGTTTTCGTATTTAATATTTTTAATTAGATGCTGCATTCTAATATTGATATCTTCATCAGACAAACCTAATCGTATAGAATCTTTTAATTCTATATCAAGGTAACTTTTTTTACTATAATATGGAATAATGAATGGACACAAATTTATTTGCCTATCGTCAAAAACGAATGGAATTTTAATTTGAAGTTTTTCGCCAGGTTCTAGTAATTCTTCATCGTAATGATGTCCCAAATTGGATAAATAATTATCGATTAAATTCATTGCAAGTCAACACTTCCATACATTATAGCATGTTGACAAAAATGTTGCATATACATA